CTGACTTATGTACTGTAGGTGTAGCAGGGGCGGTACAGACACAGATACTGGGTATCTCAGCAGGTCGTACAGTACGTGACATGAACTGTGAGAAGCTCAAGAATGCTAAGACTATGTATGACATGGGCATGAAGGTAGCCGCAGTGTCAGTAATGTGTCAAGACGAAAGAGTGTTCGATGCTATGATGAATGCAGGTACTCCATGTCCTAAAGATGGATTAGTTGGTGATCAAGCTAGACTAGCATGGGATATGGAAGCAGTTAAAGAAGAGATCGAACGAGATCAGAACAATGTAATCAGAAAGATGTTTGATGAGAACAGTGAAACTAAGATTGGCTTGGGTGTTATCTTTAGTACTCTTGCCTTCTTACTCCTACTCTGAGCCGTACACTTACGGTGCTACAAGTAATGCGGCATCAAATGCATTAAGTTGGGTTATGGATTCTATCTTACCTAGCATCGGTGGTGTAGATATAAATGGATTACTATATAGATACACTACAGTAAAAAACCCAGATGCAGACATGAAGGTACATGTAGGTAATCATAATGCAAGTGGAGATGGCTATACATTTAGAGAGACTGATGATTGGTCTGGCGTACCCGGAAATACTATTGTTAAGTCTTTCCCTCTTTCAAATATACCAGCATCACAATGGGGTACTGGGTTTGTTGAAGTTGAAGGTGAAGGAACTGTTAAAGATGCTGTGGTAATATACAACTACAGACTAGACAAGTGCTACGATCCACAGTCTGACCCTACTTGTGCAGGTTACGTTAAGCCTATGCCAGTAATACCAGAGGTTATAGTCTATGATGCACTAGAAGATGATGCAGTTGTAGACACACTAGAAGCTGAAGAGTTTCAGTATGACGAAGATGGTGAACTTATATTAGATGAAGACGAGGAAGAAGAAGAGACACGTATAGAGATGGGATTGACTGCCTCTGCTAATGCTCTTACACTATTCAAGAGACAGAATCAAAGCGATATAATATTAGCTATAAACAAACAAACTAATATCAATATGTATTACAATGCAAAGATAAACGGCGGTACACTAAACGATGCAGCTGGATTAAAAGACGGAACTATACCCGACAACAAAAAAGCACTACGAAATAATTTAGCCCAACAAGTACTACATGAAAAAATGGTAGACATGCAGTATAACAAATGAGGAATACAATGAAATATTTAACAGCACTACTATCTCTTTGTGCATTACCTGCATTTGCTAATGTGGATATTACAGGTAATGTATCAGCTAAGTGTGTCATACAGACAGACAAAGCAGGTGTATACGGCAACCCTTCAGCTAGTGTGTTAAGTACCGCACCTTCTGATGGTGGTGTGTTACCTGTAATTAGATTTGATGTAGCGATTGCAGATTACTACACAGCTAACATTACTCACCCTTCTTCATTCACATCCTCACCTGCATTGACAGACAATGTAACATGGACAGGTTCTACATCTGTAACTAAAACATCAGATGCAGGTATGTCAGGATATGATTCAGCTAAGGTAGTATATGACAACACAACTGTGTTTGATCTGACTGTTGCTGGTAGCACATGGTTTTCTACATCTTCGACTGCAACCTATGCCGCCTCAAAGCCTTTCACTGGTGGTACTTATGTTGCTGTAGTACAAGCGAGTTGTATTGCTAAATAAACTAATCATAGCGTTTATGGGTTGGGCTACTGTTGTTTCTGCACATGAAATGACACCAGCCTACCCAGTACTAAAACCTACTTACGTAGCAGGTGTAGTTAAAGCAGAGATGTCTTTGTTTAACTCACGAGAAGATGTAGAGTATTACCAGATAGATTTGTTTGATTTAAACTTTACAAACATACCATTCTCATCTAAGTATAGGATCATTAAGGTAGGCTACAAAGAACGTAAAGATTTTATTGTGTATATACGTGAATTAGATTTAGATGAAGCTACATACATTTGTACTACATCAAAGGTAAAGAAGAAAACACAGTCAAGAACATTGGTTGTCTCTAGGATATGCTCACGTATTGATGGTGTACCAGCATGAGATTAGCATTAGCTCTATGTGTCGTAGCTAGTTCAGCATTAGCTGAAAGTAACAACTTAGCTCTAACACTACCTAACCCACCAATGAACTATCAGTCAGATAGATTTAGGGCAGGTAACTTAGACTGTAGTAATGCTGTAGGTGGTGGTGTAAACTTAGAGTTTGGTGTAACTGGTGTAGTCAATAATGTAGGTGGTACATTTAGTCCATCAAGTCTTGGACACCAAAGTAAAGATGTAGGAGTATATGCCCGTGTTGTTATACCTCTTGATAAACCTAAGTCTCGTATTAATTGTGACGACTTATATCAGGTAGAGTTAGCACAACGTAGGCTAGAGATACAGCAACTACGTAATGAGCTAGAAGCATTGAAGAACCTGCAACAGTCAGGTGGTATGGACTTTGAAAACTAATGGTAGATTTAACAAACGTTGAAAGCCTAGCTGATAGAGAAGTAAAAGCTGGTGGTGTAAAACTAACAGCTAGTTCAGTACTAGCAATAATTGCTTTCTTATCTACTGTGATTGGTGGTTTGTATGGTGGCTTTACTTTGTATCAGAAGATAGAAGAAGTTGCAGGGTTAGACCTAACTGCATATCAACAACAGATGGATGTCATGGATGCTAAGGTATCAGGTATATCTGAGAAAGTTGAAGAGAGTGTAGAGTACACTAGAGATATTAAGAATGGTCTAAAAGATGATCTGTTACGAATAGAACAACAGACAGATCGAGTAGAAGATATGGTACGTGATAATGAAGACAAGGTACGTTCCATGATAGATGATGCTGAAGTAAGGTTTGAGAATCAACGAGAACGTGTAAGAGTATCACAGTCTTCAGCAATGAAAGAACTAGAAGATAGACTAGTAACTAAATTACAACGTGCACTAGATAATCCACTAGCAGATTAAGTTAATGCTTGACACAGATATTAAGATAGAGTATAATTTGTCACATGACAACATAAGGAAGATAGAAGAATGATGCAGTTCAAAGGATTTAAACCACAGGCTATGCAACGCATCGCAGGTAACTTAGGTTATCAAGGTGATATGAGTGGCTTTAATGATTACTTAAATCAGAACCCTGATAAAATGAGTAAGATGGATATGTATCAAAACAAGGCTATGGAAATGGCTAAGGGTGGTATGGTAAAGAAACCTAGCTACGCTGTTGGTGGTGTAACTACTTCAGTAGGTGGTGTGCCACAGACAGGTGCATATGAAGGTGAGTCAGTATCTGAGTTAATGGCTAAACGTGCGCTTGATCCATCACTTGCATATGGTGCTACTGTACAACCTGTAGGTACACAGCTAACTGCTGATCAAATGATTAATACGGGTAGTGGTCAGGTAGCAGGTGATATATCTACTCCTGTAACTACAGCTACTACAACACAAGCTGATGCAATAACACCTAAAAGTGCAACTACAATGACTGCGACTACATCATCAGATAAAGTTGCAGAGACTGTAGCAGAGACACAAGCGGCATCTGGTACTGTTGATCCAAGGGCTATTGTAGATGCTAAGACTGCAACTGCTACTAGTGTAAGTGAGCTAGATGCAGCACAAGGTACTGCCATACTTATGGAGAACCCTGTACAGCGGAAGATTGAAAGTGGTGAACTTATAGATGGTGTGGCTAATGCTGAAACTGCATCTAAATTTACAGAAGAAATACAAGCGGCAACTGCCACACCCACTAAACAAGCTACTGTAAAAGGTCAGCTTGATACATTAATGACAGACTTTGAGGGTGGAGCTACACCAGCTTGGGCTGCAGGGGCTATGAGAGCTGCTACAGCGACTATGGTAGCACGTGGCTTAGGTGCTAGTAGTATGGCAGGTCAAGCCATTATACAAGCTACTATGGAGTCAGCATTGCCAATAGCTATGGCAGATGCACAGACACAAGCATCCTTTCAAACACAAAACTTGTCAAACAGACAACAACGTGCGATGCTTGCGGCACAACAACGTGCTACATTCATGGGTCAAGAGTTTGATCAAGCATTCCAATCACGTGTTATGAATGCTAGTAAGATTAGTGATGTAGCTAATATGAACTTCACTGCTGAACAACAGGTTGCTCTTGAGAATAGTCGTAATGCTAACACTGTTAATATAGCTAATCTGTCAAACAGACAAGCTTTAACTATGGCTGAGGCGGCGGCATTATCTAATTTAGACATGGCTAACTTGAGTAATCGTCAACAAGCGGCAGTTATGAATGCACAATCATTTATGCAAATGGACATGGCTAACTTGAGTAATGAACAACAGACTGAAATGTTTAAAGCACAGCAACAGATACAGTCATTGTTTACAGATCAAGCGGCAACAAATGCGGCGGCACAGTTCAATGCATCTAGCCAAAACCAAACGGATCAATTCTTTGCTAATTTAGCAACACAAGTATCACAATTTAATACAGCACAATCTAATGCACAGAGTCAGTTTAATGCAGGTGAGACTAATGCACAGAATAGATTTGCCGCAGAAATGATGAACCAACGTGATCAGTTTAATGCACAGAATAGATTAGTAATTGATCAGAGTAATGCGCAGTGGCGTAGACAAGTTGCTACTGCAGATACAGCATCCATAAATCGTGCTAATGAAATAAATGCACAGTCTGTACTAGACATATCTAATAGTGCGTACAATGATTTGTGGGCATATTATGATGATAGTATGGAGTGGGCATGGAAGAGTGCTGAAGGTGAACGTGACAGAATAATGTCTCTTGCTATGACTAAGTTAAGTATAGATGCTAACGCAGATATTGCCGCACTAAAAGCAGATACTGAGTCTGCATCCTCTTGGGGTGGTTTAATGGCTACAATGTTTACATCTAAGATTGGTGGCGATAGTTTACTTGGCAAGGGCTTAGGCGCACTGTTTGGATAATAGAATAGAGAATAATAAGGAGTATATTAATCATGGATATTAACCCTGCTGTTAGAGCATACACTAACGTATATATAGAAGAAGAGAACGATATGCCCGAACAAAAACCTAGTATGGGGTTACTTTCTCGAAGTCTTAAAAGTAAGTCTGTGGATAAGACTACTCCTAAAGAACCAAAGGATAGCGTATATAATTATGTAAAGACTATCCGTAAAGCTAGAAAGAGAATCAAAAATGGCTGAACAACCCTCCTTTAGTTACCCTATACCCGGTGAAGGTATGACCTCTGAGGTTGGTTCTAGGCCGTGGCAGAATCCCCCTAAGTATAAAACTGTAGAAGAAGCTCTTGACTTTTATATACCACGATTGACTTCTGATGAAGTGTATGATGCACTATTAGATAGCATGGAGTTAGGTATACCATTAACAACTATGGCAGATTCTATGCAATCAATAGCTGTTATGCAAGGACTGCACACTATTGATGTTGGTATATTAGCTATACCAGTTATAGTAGAAATGTTAGCTTTTATAGGTGATAGTGCAGGTATTGAGTATACACTAGGTACAGAAAGTGCTATAGATGAAGACACAATTAGTGAATCTAAGATTGCATTAGCCATGAAAAAGATGCGTGAAAGATTACCTAAAGCAATAGATGATATTAAAGTTGATGATGAACCTGCCATGCCTATGGAAGAAACAGTTGACAATGATGAACCACAACCTAGTGGTCTTATGGCGAGGAGAATGTAATGGGTTTTAATTTACAAGCGTTTGGTGCTGGCTTCGCTAAGAAACTTACAGAGAATATAGATGCTGAGACAACACGGGAAGCTACTTTAGATTCACAGATAGAGCTTATATCTAAAAGACATGAGATGGAAAGAGAGTCTAAACGTATAGATGATCAAGCAGAAGCTGATGAAATAGCAGATAGCCTATCTTTATACTATAAGCCAGATCAAGTAGAGAGTATAATGAAGGGTGGTAAACGTGGTATTGCCCATGCTGTTAAGAGAGCAGAGCATTATACTGAAAAAGGATTTGATCCTTCTACTATGTACACTATGCCTAACAACGATATTTCTAGTATGGATACAGCAGGTACAACAAGTATTGGGGATGTGTCTAAAGTATCAGGTGCACCAGAAGGTATGGGTGGGGATACTTTTGTAAGTAGGTTTAAGACTATTGAGCCGACTAAAGAGTTTAAAACTATAGCGGCATTCCAAGTTTCTTTATTGCAAGAACGTATCGATGCAGGTACTGACGCTGATAAAATTGCTATTGTAGATGCAAAAGAAGAACAGTTTTTTGAACAAGCTTCTAAGTTAGAGAATGCTAAACGTAAACCAGAAGATACAAACCCTGTAAATTTTTACACAAACACAGACAGGTTTAAATTAATAAATGGTATGCGTGAACTTGCTCGTAATAATAGAGAACTTACAGTAGGCGAAGGTGGAAAATTAATGGGTGACTATAGAGGTTCTAATAGACTTTCTCTAGCAGAGTTAGACGCTAGTTTAAACCTAAAAACACAAAATGATTTAGTGGGACAAGAACAGGTTTTGTACAATGAGATAACATCTATCACAAATAACGCTCTTAACTCACTTGATTCTTATGCGAAAGCAAATTATAAAAAAGTTAAATCTAATAAGGTGTTTGAAAGCAAAGAAGAACTACAAAAAGAAGTAGGGCTAGGTAATATAGGTGTAGGAGATACCTATATAGTTAAGCTACCAGTTAACGGTGGTGAAATGTATGCTACAGGTACTTATATAGGTACAAATTATACAGACATTGGAATAGAAAAAAGCTACAGGCTAGCTGATTGGTTGCCTAATTATACTTCTGATGCAGCAAGACCTTAAAAGGACACACTAAATGGAAGAAGAAGATAACATTTTTGGTGAGTTACCACCGCTACCTAGTGCAGATGAACTTACATTAGATTTTGAAGAGCCAGATAGTGAAGATTCTTTTGGTGATTTACCAGAGTTACCTGAGCAAGAAGAAGAAGATGATGTATTCGGTGTATTGCCAGTACTTGAAAGTGAAGACTATTACAGGACTATGGATGCTAGTACTGTAGAGACTAGTGATGGTGAAGTCTCAGATGAACTTGATCCACGCTTATCTGCACAGGTAGATGAGGGTAGAGGTACAGAGGAATATTATAAAACAGCAGATGGGCAGACCGATATATTTGGTATACCTATGAATAGAAGTAAAGAAGATAGTCCTGTATACCAAAGAGCGTTAGCTGAGGCAAGAGATATTGATGAAGAGAATAACACAACAACTGCAGTAGATACCCTTAAACAAGACCGACAGATTATGGACGATTATCGTAAAGATAAATCGGAAAACTTTGCGCAGCATTTTAGGGATTCTGTAAGCGATGTTAACAATATGCTTAATGGTTCTAATATAATACGTTCAAGCATGGCTAGTGCTATGCTAGATAAGGGCATGGACGCTACAGATATTAATGCTATAATAAATGGTGCGGAGTTTACACCTTTTGTGGGTGCGGCTATGGGTTTATTAGATGTACCAGAAAACTTTAGGCAAGCTAAATTGTTCTATGATCGTGGTGAATATGGTGAGGCCGCTAAGTATGTAGGTATAAACACAGTTGAAATGGTTGCCTCTGCATTAGGTACTGGTGCAGTAGTACGTAAGGGTACAAAACTTCTCAAGGGTGGTGTTAGTAAACAAATGACTAACATACTTGAAGCTGATGCAGCCACTGTTGCAGCTAAAAGACTTGAAGCCAAGAAAGTAGCCAAAGACAATAAAGAGTTATCACAACAATTAATAAAAGAGTTTGAGGAATCTACAGGTAAAGTTATTTCTACTGGTAAAGAGGGTAGTAAAATAATAGATGGTGATTTAGCTCGTGTAGCTGGTAGAGAAGTATCTAAAGATGTGGTTGAACTACAGACATCTATAGCTGAAAGATATGCAAAGATTGAAAACTCTGGTATAATGGGTACTAACTTAACTAAAAATGAGAAGTTACGTAAACAAAGAGAAAAAGATGCACTGCGTAGAGAAACAGGTGTAAGTGAACTGGAAGCATATAGTAGTTTAACCGAGGATGTAGATGAATTGGTTAGCCCACTACTTATACCAGAAAAATTTGATGCTATTGTAGCAGTTGCTTCAGACTTTAAAAAAGCAAACCCAAATGAGTTTAAAAAAGGTGAGAGTGTTGTTGACAGTTTATTTAGATTAACTGTAGATGATAAACTTGTTGACAGTCAAGAGTTAGCAGACTCTTTAGCTAAATATGGATTAACTTTTGACGATTATGTTCTTACTGTGGTAGGCTCTGGTTCTGAAGCTGGTAAAATACTAAACAAATTATCTCAGATAAGACGTGCAGGTTCTTTAGATGAAATATCTAATGCCCAAGAACGAATGGTATCAAAGGGGCAAGGCAGTGTAGTTAAAGCTTGGCGTAGAGTAGAGAATATGCGTCGAGGTACTATGGTTTCTATGATAAAAACTGCGGCACGTAACTTTCAATCGGCTACAATAAGAGCACCAATGGAAGCACTAGAGAATATTTTTGATACAACCCTTTATAAAATGTCTCAAGAGTTTGCTGATACGGCAGCTGATGGTAAGTTATTAGCAGGTGGTAGAGCACTAGCAACTGGAGCAAAAACATTTTTATCCCCCTCTAATTTTAAGGGTAGTACAAGAGGTTTAAAAAGAATATACGCAAACCCAATACAGGCTAAAGAAATTACAAAGTATTTACTTGATAGGCCTGAGTTTAATAAACAATTCACAGCTTTATTTGATAACATAAATGAATACCAAACTGCTACAGGTAGAGGTAAGGCAGTTACTAAAGGTGGAAAGCTGGCAGATGGTGTGGCTAGTAGGGGTGAAGACGTAGTTAATATGTTGAATATACCCAACAGGATACAAGAGTTTGCCATTCGCCGTGGTGTATTTATGGGGGAACTTGAACGCCTAGTGTTACGAGACTATAATGTAGAACTAATGGATGTACTAAAGAAGGGTGACTTAAACGAGTTGATGTCTAACTCTAGTAAGTATAGACCTAAAGGTACACCTCAGTTTGCCCAGCTTATAGAAGATAGTACACGTAGAGCATTAGATGTTACATACGCAAAATCACCTGATGTTCCTGTATTTAATAATATAGCTAACTTCTTAACACGTAATGGTTTAACGGCAGTTACTACACCATTCCCAAGGTTTATGTTTAACTCCCTAGAGTTGATGGGGCAATATTCTTTTGGTGCATTTAATCCTGCAATTAAACGTATATTTTTGGGAAAGAGAGGGCCAATAGATGCTAAGGATAGACAAAATATATCACGGCATATAAGTGGTATTCTAGCTTTTACTGCGGCATATCAGTATCGTACCTCAAAAGATGCACCTGCAGAATATAAAGAAATTAATGCTGACGATGGCAGTGTTATAGATGTTACATCACAGTATCCAATGAGACAATTTCTATGGATGGCAGAGGCGGTTAAAAGATTAGACCCTGATGTTCAATCTTTTGTACCCCAAGCTTATGTCGGTAATATTGGTAGGTCTTTGATGGGTAAACCTAAAGAAACAGGTAGAGGTACATTTGAAGATTGGTTTGATCCAAAAGAGTTTGCAGAAACCTTTTTAGGTACTTCAGCTAGGACAGGTGCATCTAATATATTTATAAGTGAGATAGCAAAAATTGCTTCTGGTGGTACTGATCTTCTTGCTACTGAGCAATTATCAAAAGCATCAGGTAGACTAATAGCAGACTACTTAACTACGTGGGCTATACCTATAACACAAGTAGTAGAAGCACAAAGGATTACTGGAGATAGGCCTAGTACATATATAGATAAGTCTAGTGATGAAGCACCTACTGTTGAAGGAGAAATTAAACGTGGGTTTGATCAACGTGGTGTTAGTAATATATTTACACCAAGTGAAGAGTTTGGTGAAAAAGAAAGAGAGTTTGTATTCTCCCCCGATAAAGAACGTAAGGGTTTGATGGGCAGTTTGTTACTTGGTATAACAAAGTTTACTAAAGACGAAGATTATGGTGAGTACTTAACAGATAAAGGATTCACAGAGTTTGAGGTAGGTAGTAGATCACGAGTAGCAAGTATACGAAGGGCAGAAAACAAATATATACAGGAGTTCTTACCTATAATAGTAGATAATTATAAAGTTATAGAAGAAGAGTTACGCAAAGAATATCCTCAACTTTCCAAAGAGATGCGAAAGAGATACACAGAAGATCAGTACATAAATAATGAGATACGAGGAGCTTTATATAAAGATATAACAAACTTAAAAAGTGATGTGTCTATGGGTATGGCAGAAGATACAAGTGAATTGACGATGTTACGGGCAGAATATGCCAAACTAACTAAAGCTCAACGCAGATTTGCCACCAGTAAGTTCTTTAAAGAAAACAACGAAGACCCTAAAATAACAGGTGGTACTGAAGAAGAAGTTGAAATAGCTATTGATAATCTAATAGACTTAATTGGACTAGGTAAAGCTATGTAAGAGTATACCAAAACAATGAATAAGAAAAAGGGGCAATTAAGCCCCTTCTTTTTTGTCTATCGTTTGTCTCCGCTACCACCTATAGTGCCAGCTTCTTTACGTGCAGCGAGTTTGTTTATGTTATCACTCGCAACCTTACCCAATGACAGATTAAGATCAGTAGCTAGTGCAGCACAGTACCATAACACGTCACCTAGTTCATCAGATATTTGTTGCCGCCAATCTGTTGGCCTCTTAGCTGGTCCATCACGTATTAGTTTCTTCACCTTATTTGCAATCTCACCTGCCTCACCTGCCAAACCAAGAGCAGGGTATAGTATTTTGTATTGCTCTTCATAAATGGCAGTATCAGATGCTGTAGTCTGGTACACGTTAAACTCTACCATGTTGTATTTCTCCTTCATAAATTGCTCGGCTTCTTGTTCTAAGTTCATCCGTTGTTACCCGTTTTAAATTGTCATAGAAGGCTTTACTGTACCCTCTATTCCACTCACGATACTGCATAGTATCTTCACTGAATGGGTTCTTATTACTGCCACGTTTAAAACTACTGTATCCCATCTGATGCTGTAGCTTTAATGGTGCGTCATACTTACCCAGACCACGTGATTCTCTTGTACGTTTTATCATAGCCATGTCCTAACCAGCCTTTAATTCTTGCTTTAACTCTTCAACTATCTTATCCGACACACTTCTTAATGAGTACATTTGATAGTCTAACTGCTTCTGTATATTACTATTATACTGTATCTCATTCAATAATGTTTTTTGTTTTTCTGTGAAATCATCTGTTTCATATTCAACTTCATCTATTGTTACTTTAGCCAATGTGATTCTCCTTTAAATACTTCATCAGTGCTTCATAGCCCCCGATGTGTGTGCCATCGGGAGCATATATTTGTGGTACTGTTTTATAGTCTGCCTTCTTTAACAGAGACAACAACCACTTTGAACTGCCTGTTTCGACATTATACTCTGTGTAGTTTTGATTGTAAAGGTATATTAATTCCTTTGACATATTACAGAAGCTACAATTGTATCTTGATATAATAGTAAACATTATACTAGATCAACTATCTCACAGCTATCGCCACTACATGCTAGTGTCTGGCTACCTGCTGTGTTATCTTCTTGTTCATACTCTGACAACTTAGTCCAATCAATTGTAGCTGGACTTATATCTACCATATCCATAAACTCTTCTGCGGTACATTCTGTATAGGGTGCTTGTTGATATGTGTGTTCATTGAAAGGTAAGAATGATACACCTGACATTTCATCGAAGTGTTTGTACACAAATGCACCTACCTCAAACCATTCGTTATTCTTTACATTAATAGTAACAGATGGTTTATGTTCACACCATGATCTTTGATAAGCTAACCACATCTCTAGCTGTTCTATAGCAGACATGTCAGCAGTAACTACTGCACCATCAGGAGCTTTCATAGGGAAGCTAAACACAGTAGTCTGCTCAGGCTTCATTACATCTGGCTCATTAGGTATACCCTGATCCATCATAAACTGTGTTAAGGGGTCTTTGTTGTCTCCACGTACAGTGCGAATATAATAGGCTGAGTGACGAGCGTGAATCCCACTGCTAGAGTCAACCAGTTGGCTGACAGTACCGCTTGGTTTAACGCAGCTGATAGCAGTACTGATAGGGATGTCAAGGCGTTCAGCCCACTTAGCGTTAGTAGCAACGGCGATTTGTTTGAGGTGTTCAAGAGTTTTCTCCAATCCTTTGTTTGCTTTTGTAGTTAATGGGTTGTCCATAATACCAGTCATAGACACACCGAGTAATCTTTCTTCTTCTGTATTAGTTTGCCATGACTTACGTAAGTATGGAAACTTAGTGAATGATGATTGTATTGTACCTAAGATAGTAGCAATACGTACCTTGCGTTCTAAGTCTTCTGCAGTATCAGTAGCTCTTACAACTACCTCAGTTAAATTACAGAATTGATTAGGTCGTAAAATTATTTCGCTGCAAGGATTAGTTCCAAACTCATAGTTAGGGTCACGTCTACCATTCTTAGCTGCTTGTTTCTTAGATGCTTGTCTGTTGAAGATACCACGTTCACCTGAGCCTGACTCAACTAGTGCCATCCATTCACGCATAAACGATAGGCTATCAGGCTTCTCTGTATACCCAACTGAGTTGTTAGCTAATGCTCGTTGTGGATCATTGTCCCACCATGAACCTGACTTAGCATGTCTCATCCTATCGTCTGATAAATTACTCAATGAAATCATGGCACTACGGCGTACACCACCTACGACTACTACTTCACCAATCTTACACATTACATCATGACACTCTAATGATGATAGCTTACGTCCTTTGGCATCCTTAAATGTCTTGATTACAAAGTTAAACAGATCAATCAAAGGCATAGGACCTGATGCTCTACCGCCAAATGTCTTTAGCTTTGCACCTGCAGGTCGTACCTTCGACACGTCCCACTTAGGTATCTCACCACTGTATAGTAGGGCAATCATCTGACGTAGTGACTTAGCCCAACCTTCTTTGCTATCCTTAACTACAATAGTTGTTTCACTATCATACATATTCTCAGGTACTTCTGGTAGTTTAGATACAGACTGACGTTCTACTGAGAACCCCACACCTGTACCACACAGAAGTATAAACATAGCTTCATCAAAAGATTTAACATCGTCTACTGCTAGGTACGAGCAATTGTAACCTGCTGTATTATCACGAGCTAAAGCTGGACCAGCAGTCATTAATGCCCTCATAGAAGGCATCACTTCTAATCCTAGTATAGCCTGTTCAATTTCTGCTATCTGCTTAGGTTTATCACCCAATGCAGGTCGCACTAAGTTCTTCATGTATCTTCCTACTGTTTCTGACCACGTTTCTCTACGGCCTTCTTCCTCAAGCCAACGTGCATAACGTGACTTGTGTATGAAAGATTGATAGTCAGTTGGTAAATGGTTATTCATATTCATACTACTCCACTATTGTTTTGATTGATTGGATTTCCATCCCGTCAACGTCATATATAAACTCTTTTAATGCATCTTCTACTTCATCATGTATCTTTCCATCTACAGGTATAGGATACTCGTCTTCATCTAAATCAAGAGTTAGAAATATTTTTACTATCATATCACAATCCTTTAGTTGAACTTAACGTTGATGATGTTTTCATCTACACTAGTTATATTCGGTTTCTTTTTAGTCTCTGTTTCTTCTAGTATATCACCCTGATCTTTAGCTTCTTCTACTATCTCAGTCAGTAAGTCACGAACTACTTCACTCTCTTCCATTGCAGGTATAGATGCACACACCATCTGTGTTAGATGCATGAGTTGATAGTGATCAGTGTCATTCATTACGTTATCTTCTGTAGATATAGTACCTACCATCAACTCCCCTGTCCAGTTACCCTTCTTATCTAGGAAAGGTGATAGCCTGATTATGTAATCATTAGGATGGAAATCTATTAATATGTTTTCGTCATTCATGTATATGCTATCCTCTCTTTATCTTTTTGTAGGGGCAGTTGATTAAATCTGGATATTTGTCTTTACCTTTTTCTTTGAGCCACTCCAATGGAATGATACGATCATGGTACTGTATACCATTCTTCTCACACCATTGTCCATAGCTAGTTTTAGCACCCTTACTTATCTTAGAACGGCTGTTAGTAAACACAAATCGTATGTCTAACTTAGGGTGTTGCTTCTTAATTAGCAAATGCTTACGGCGATCTTCAGCTTTAAACATTCCCTTAGTCTCAATTATAATACCATTCTTCAATACAAAGTCAGGGGTATAGGTGCGATACATAAGGTCTTCCCATTCAATCTTGATCTCCTCATATTTGAATGGCATCTCATGCTCGATTAGGTAGTCTCTTGTTCTGACCTCTAATCCACTCCTATACCCATGCTTCCTTGCGGCAGCGTACTGCTTTGCCCTCATAGTTTAGCCCTCGTTTACAGTAATGTAACTTACTGTTGGTTTAACTCTAGCTTGAGATACCTTAGATGGTAACTCTTGTAGCTCTGGGAAACATTCAAACCTAAAATCACAGAACTTACAGTTAGGATTTAGAATAGTATTACCTGATGGCTTACCCCGAAACGTTTCTGGTACGGGATTGAAACATCTTTCAAACTCATTCTTATTAACTGTATCTACAGTGTCCTGTATCTTAGCTATCTCTGCATCCAAGTCAAGTCCATCGGCAGGTACATACTTGATGTTACCATTAGCCTTGTTGACTACCCACCAACCACCAGCTTTTTTACCAGTAGCCTTTGCATAACCCGCAAGTTGACCAATGTAACCAAATGAATCACCCTTACTGAGTGTATCATATGACTCAAATTTGTTACGATATGACCAATCAGATGCTGACTTAACATCATCTAATGCACCATCCATAATAAGATCGTATGACCCATGTATTGTATCTTCATTTAATTCAAGTTGAACAAAGTTATCTTCGTCTTCATAGGCTACTCCTGCTTCGGTAATGATACCTTTGAATGCAGCTTCAACTATGTCTCCTAGTAACATGTTCATCACGAATGTTGTCGGTTTGGGCAACGCTTTCTCTGGCTTGTTCTTAGCAAACCAAAGCTGACAAGTAGGCTTACCTATGTTAGACATACGTAAACGAAACTCATCACGCTTGTTGCCCCCACCGAACTGGCGTCGTACTGAATCCATTACATCCTTACCAATCTGTTGTACTGTCTCTTCAGACATACTAGATTTACCAGATGTAGCATCTTCGAGATACTGATTTATTGCCAGTTCAGCAGGGTGGTTCATTATACGAAGTCCTCTGCGTCAATGTCCACGAAGGCTTCAACAGTATCTGTATCCACTTCTTCGTTCTTATGCATGTTCTCATTCCATGTGTTGAGGATATACGTATTGTAGTTCTCAATCCATGCAATGAAGTTAGCAAACACTTCTTGTGACGCATTGTCCATGTCTAATGTATTCGACAAGTCGATGTCAGTCTCTGGTACATAGAAACTGCTACCATTTGGTAGTGGTACTTCCTTAGTAGTAGAAGTAATGTAGTGCTGTGGTGGTAGCCTACGCATCTTAGACAACTTAGCAAACTGCTCACCCAATGTTTTGAATGCATCACGATTGTCAATCTCCCAGATGAATGCAGTAGTATCTACATCAACAGGATTACCATCAGCATCAGTAGGATTAACCAACTCTACTGTACCAAACAAAGCACGTACACGTTTGATTGACTTGATTAAGTCTTTCATACTGTCGGGTAGTGCTGCCCAATCCTTAATGAACCCTGCAGGTTTACCACAGTTGAAGCCACCATCGTTGTCTTTCATGTCACTATTAAGATCATTAGCCATGACAGTCTTGACGAACTTGTTAGGTGTCTTGTCATTACCCTTGACGAACTTCTTATACATGAATCGCTGTAGGAATGGTCGGATAGATACTTGATCAGCGTAGTACGTAGGACCATCTGGTATCTCTAGTTTGTATGCACCACCACCTATCACCTCTACATTCTTCATCTTACCTGCAATCTCTTGCTGACCCATGATGGGTGTATGATGAATACGTAGACGTGCTAATGTACTAGCTGACTTGCTAGTCTTAGGTGCATCAGCACCCATGCCCATTGCTTGTGCCATCTCTGCAAAGTTGTTTGTATCTACTGTTGTTACTGTGTTCATATGTCTTATCTCCTATATATGTTTATCAGACGAAAGGTAGTTATATCACACTACGTCTTTTGTGTCAAGCCAGTTAGGGCCAATTTTTGCTTCTAATAATAGTGGTATGTTAAAGTCCAGTGACCACTTCTTGTTTACTATAGGTATCAACTTATCGTTGGCTACCTGTATGATCTTTAATACTATTTCCTCTTCGTCTGGGTGTATATCAATTACAATTGAGTCATGCACTGTGTTCACAACACAACTGCGTAACTTGTTAGCCATCAATAACTTATCTATGTATATCAGTGAGATAGGTACGATGTCTGCTGTAGCGAACGATTGTACAGGATAATTTTTAATCTGTGTGAAATATGTCACACCTCCAAATCGTCTACGTTGTACATCAGGGAATGCAAACTCACGCCCTGATGGTGTTGTTATCTTGCCAGTGTTCAGTGCTTCTTTGGCAAGTGCGGTGTGCCATTTAGCAATACCTGCATACTTAGTAGTGAACTGCTTGTAGTAAGCAGCTTCAGCAGTTGATCTACCAAAGCCACTCGCACCATACAAGGGGGCAAATGTGTGTGCCTTGGCATCTTGACGTGTCATAGGTTGACCTGCATCACTGATAACCTTGGCTGTATAGCTATGCACATCGAAGCCTGTAGTAACCTCGTCAATGGCAGTCATATCTTGTGATAGGTAGGCAGCAACTCTGAACTCAAGCTGTGCAAAGTCAGCTTCCATTATCTGCCCACCTTTCCATCTGGATACAAACACTTTCTTAACAGGGAATGTACCACCACGTGGCATGTTCTGCATGTTAGGGTCTGCACCTGATAGTCTTCCTGTACCTGTACGATGCTGTAATAAACGTACATGTAGTAGGCCATCAGGCTTTACAAAGTTAGCAATGCCCTCAACGAAACTGCTTAGGTAAGTCTCAACAGCAGATAACCTACGAACATTACGTAAGAATGTTTCTGCATCTGTCATGTTACGTGACCTAGCAATACTCTCAAGGAATACTAGATTGTCTTTGCCTGTACCAAAACCATTGGCACTGACCCACTTAGCTGTAGGTGGTGTGAACTTTAGCCCAGCCAACCTACTATCAATATCAATAAAATTATATCCTGTAGCGTCACAACTAACGCATCTATTTGGTTTAGCATATGGTGTACCATCCTTCTTTTGTTTCCATGTTTTGCCACTGCCATTACATGTACGGCATTGACTAGCTTTCTGTTTGAATAACTTACTACTGTATGCATTTACATTACGTTTGTATTCTGCATCAGGCATACGATCATCAAACAATTCTTTCCAGAACTTCTTATCGTGTGGCTTACGACTATATATAACCCAAGACAATTGCTCTGGACTGTTGAGGTTAATAGGTCTGTCACCCATTAGCTCTGCAGTCTGTTTCTCAAGTGCTACTGTTAGTTCATTACGTTCTTGTTCGAACTCTTCTCTAACAGCATTTAGTGCAGTCATGTCTACCTTTAGACCACGTTGATATATACGTGCTAGGTGTACAGCTAACTGATTAGTCAGCCTGACTGTTGGTTCTAGTGTACTGCATCCCTCGTATGATGTTCGCAAAACATTGTACAATTGTTGTGTCGCATGTAGGTCAGCAGACAAGTACTCTGATAACTCAGCGTGATCCATGTCACGTACTGACTTACCTGCCTTGAGCCACTCCTTCAATGAATCTTGCTTCTGTGTCTCTAGCATGTAACGTTCTGCACATGCCTCAAGGGATAGTGGTTGCTTCTGACCACGTTGTAATACGTACTCGCCAAGCATAGTGTCGAATACATCACCATCGTATGTAAAGCCTGACTCCCACAACCATAGTAGATCATGGGGTGCATTGTGTGCTACAAGCAGACGGGTCTTGTCCAATGTGTCTTGAACAATCGCCCGTCCATTTGCAGTCGGTGTTTGCTCTGAATGATCGAATGTAATAATAGTTTCGTTATCGTTATCATCTAGCATACCCACCATAACCAGTGTGTTCTCAGGCTCGAATGGATCAAGGTGAAGCTTACCATTTCTTTTTACTACTGTGTTCTCTACATCTAAGGTAAGTATCATACCAACTCCAATCTATCTATCATTCTCCTTTAATGCTTCCCATGAAACGGGAAACAAGTCAAGAAGTTTTTCACTAATCTTGTTAGCAACTACTCTTGTTTCATATTGTGTGTCATTCTTGCAACGTAAGTTACACATATCAGCAAAGGCATCTAAGCTACCACTCCAATACCACTCAGTCATGGTGGACTGTGGTAGTACCATACGTGCTTGCTCAGGAGCTACTCCAGCTTTCAATAGATTTCTATATAATAATCGTTGCGCTTCGTTTTCTTCTATTAAATCGTCAAGCAAGAAGCCATCCATTGCAGGGTACTTTAGGTCTACTTCACCATCTGATCCCTGTTTTTTATCCTCACTACGTCCACGCCATACGTCATTAGGTGGGTAGTACAGATCAACATCTTCATCTACATACCTTCTACTAATCTCATTCCAACGTAGGAACTTATGCTTAACTAACTGACGTGCCACAAAGATTGGTGCTTTGACATGGAAGGATGCAAAGGCATGCCCGAATGGGCTGATGTGCTTATGCTTGGCTAAGTATTTAATCAGCTTCTCGTCCTTTGGATACAAAGGTGGTTCATCTCTGTAATTAGGATTCCACTCTGATTTCTTACCGAAGCTAACACGTGCAGCATTGACTACAGATAAGTCACTGCCCATATGATCTATATATGTTGCTTCAATCAATGGCTATCTCCTTTAGTATGTCCGTAGCTTGTTCTTTTGTTATGTTAAACCACTCACCATTGTCTTGTTTATTCCAAGGTATGTTTGCCTTACGTGCCGCAAGTATGTGTGCTGAACGCTCAGACTCACTGCGATCTTTGCAGTATACAGAGTGTACCAACCTGTAGTTACGCATAGGTGAACTTGTTTGGTAGCTACTCAGTCTATCTTCTGCATCAATAGCCATACCTATCTTGATCCAATCAGGCCATGCAGAGTTACTAATTGCATACACATAACCTTCTTTTATTTGTTTGTAGTTGTTAAGAGAACCAAAGGCTAGATCACCAAATGATTTGTAGTTACCTGCTTTGTGTAGTGGGTGTGACTTAGGTATATACTTACCATTGACCCACATTCTTTGTGGGTTATTTCGTGGGTTATTTTTTGGGTTAGTATGAGCGTTACTTATACGTTTACACTCCTTACATTGCTTACCTTCAACTTTTTCATGGTTACATACATTACATATAATCATTTATGTTTCTCCCCTAATGCCTCATTCATTCTCTTGACGTACCACTCAGCTTTCTTCATGTCCTCTACACCATTACCTTTGTAACGATAACGATGCTGATACTTGATCATGTTACCATGACAGTAGGCAATGAACCCATCTGTACCTAACACCTGACGTATATAATCAATGCATTCTATACCATCTTGATTGTAATGTGCGGGTCGTTCGACAGGGTCAAACACATGGTGTTCTTTCATCACTTCAAACTCTTTCCATTTAGCCATCATTTATTCTCCTGTTGTTCGTCAAAGTCATTAGCCAATTCTACGAAGGCATCTGCCAATGAGTTATGTTTATTTACTAGATCGTATACATCACGTAGTACATTCTCAAGTAATGCTCTTTGTCTATTCTGTTCCCAGAGGTTGAATGCAAGTACTGCAACCAACCCCAGTAAGGATATATCTAACCACGTTATCAACATACATACCTAGCAATCTTGTACTCAAGGTCGGTGTGTACAATGCCATGCCATCCAGATAGTTTATTCTTAACTACATTGATGTGTCGTTGATTGTCTTCTTCTTCTTGTCCTTCTACAGTTGGGTTCTTACTAATCATAATCATCAAGTCAGCTTCTGCTGCCTTACCTGTACGTGAACCTTCCATCATAGCTTGGTTGAGTACAACCTTACCCTCAGCTTCCGCAGATAACTGTGACATGTAGAATACTGCACACTCTTGTTGTTTAGCTATCTGCCTAGCATGAATAGCGTTAGCCTTGAGTGCTTCATCAGGACGTGAGAAACCTGCAGTGCGTGCAAACTTATCACCCATGTCTAGTATGACTACATCAGGTTTGTATGACTTACATACTGACTCAACCCAATTCATGTCACGTCCTGTTGCATCTTTGAACATGATGTTAGGTCGTATCTTAGCAAATATTTCCATAGCCTTTGCTTTGTTTCTTACAACCTCATGCTTATCCATACCAGTTGCAGCAGTAATGTATCTGTGTGCTACACGATGGTAGCCTTCCTCATTACATAGTACAACTGTCTTAGCACCCTGCCATGCAAAACCATTAGGACCAGCCACAAGTGAAGCATGGAAAGAAGTCTTGCCAGTGTTAGGTCTAGCACCTACTTCAATCAAGTGACCTGCATTGATACCCTCTACCTTACGTGTCAATACAGGTATGTTGAACGTCCACTGTGACTCAAGGTCAGTCATTGAAATGATAGTATCAAGGTCAATGTCTTCCCATTCAATGTTTAGGTTAGGTGTGAAGTCGTCACCATACTGCTCAAGCATTTGACGTAACGGCTCAAGACTAGACTTGCTACCATTCACATAGTCAAAGCCAAGGTTAGCAATGTCTTCACCAATAACCTGTTGAAATAGTTTTGATAGTACCTCTTGGGCTATGTCACTACCCATCGGTTGTTCTTTGTTGATCTGATTAAACAATGCACTGTATGCTTGTCTCTGTGCTGTAGTTAGTGTGGGATTGTTAGACATAAACAATGCCTCAATCTCAGCAGGTGTTACAGTACGCTCGTAGTTGTCCATTGCTTTATCAATAGATTGTTTGATCTTACGTACATCTTTACTAAACAATCTGTCTGGGCAACGTGAGCCACGATGTTCATCGTAAAACTCTTTATCCATTAAGCTTCTTATAAGGGATAGTTCCATATGTTATTCTCCTAGGGTTGAAAGATTAGCCATGTCGGATGGCAGTCTATATTTTAAATCATCTTCGAGGCGTAGTACCTTAACAGTATCTACGTAACCTCGTAACTCTTTTGCAAACTGTAAAGTCTTGGGTAATGCATCAGGGTCTAGTGCAACTATAGCCGTTGAGAACTGCGATAAGTACTGCTTATGTCCGAGGGATAGTGATGTACCCAACACTGCAACCCCTACATATACATCACTGTCTCCGACAATGGCGGCACTGATGCAGTCCTCAACAACTACAGCAGTTTTACCATGTCCCGATGCATATGGCAAGATACTTTTTCCATACCTCTTCCACTTAGGTATACGTTTCCCAAGTGATCTACCTGTAGCATCAACCATAACATTGTCATGTACAACAGGGAACACCACACGATGTTCCTTCACATCATACAATAGACCTAGATGTTGTGCATCAAGACCCCACGTATCACAGAAGCCTGATATACTTTCGTAGTCTCGTACAAACCACTCAGGTTTTGAGAAACTTATAGCATGTGTCTCTTCTGCAACACGTCCCAATGATTTACGTATGTCCTCAGCAGTAAGTGTAGTACGAGTACCACCACCAGTTGGACAACTAGCCTTGTAACAGTTCCATATAATAGAACCCATATTATTTGTTACAGTAAATGTATTCTTAGTATTACATATAGGACATGTCATACGTTTTGTTTCACCATTAGTAAGTGACAAATCATTTATAATACTAAGTATATTCATTATGTATCACTTTCTATGTTGCTCGCTGCACTCGATTGTACACTTACATTTCTCTGTGTCAAGGCATTATTTGCAGAATCATATGTATGTTTCATGTATGGTTGCACAGAAGACACATGATTGTGTCCAGTAACAGACATCACTTGTCCAATTGGTACACCTGCATCAACCATCTGTGTTACACCTGTCCTACGTAAGTCCATAAGGCGTAACTCTTCTGGTAACTTAGCCAATCTCATGACACGTCTACCCACCTTAGACAATCTCTCCATAGCATAGGGTTCATACGTACCATTCATAGGCTTAGGGTGTGGTGCTATATACTCTTGAAAGCCAAAGTCATTACGTTGTTCATTCAACATGTGACACAGATCATCTGATATAGGTAGTGATACATCAGCCCTACGTTTACTCTGCTCTAACTGCAGTCGCTGTGTACGTAGGTCAATGTTCTCCCACTTGAGTGTACGCATGTCGCCTAGTCTCTGACACCATTCGTATGCCATATGTACAATCAAGCCTACATTCCTGTAATCAAAATCGCTGTACGAATAATCAAGAAACCTGACAACATCACCATGTGACCATACAACCTTACGCTGTGGCAATGCCTTACGCTTGATGCTAGTCCAAGGATTTTGTGTGGCATGTTCCATGTCAATAGCATAGTTGTATACCCTACTTGCACATGTGGCTGCATGATTAGCAAAACTAATACCACGCTTAACCCACTCCTCATATGCTTGCTTGGCAACCTTAGTAGTTACAGTGTCATACTTCTTACCGCCCATTGTCTGATGGAGTATGGTTAAGAAGTATCTGTAATCCACTTTAGTTGTGTCTCGTAACATATTGAAATCATTAGATTGATAGTAGTAGTTAATCAAATCTGTCACCTTACTTGATGGCTTTATCTGTACAACTAACGCTTGTTGTTCACGCCAGTGGTCAATGTCTGCATTCAACTCCTTCACAATCTTACGCACTTCCTTGAGGTCAGTGCCATATTCTTCACGTGAAACCACACCATCATCCACTAAGTTCTGTGGTGGATTAAATCTGTAAGAGATCACCCCGTGAGGTGACACTCTCTCTTGTACATACCTAGGTAGCTTCGGCATTATGCTGCTTCCAATACACGGAACTGATTACTACTCACCCACTTGCTCACCTCTTGTTCACGTGACCACATGTTGATTGCTTGTGTATCATGCCCCGTGTTACGTAGGTTGAAACCATTACGTTCATCAGCATAACTAGCGTAGTTAGTGAAGGCAGAATACAATGCAAACTTATTGTGTCCACGCACACTAGCCTCAGCATTATACAAACCAAACATCTTCTCAGCCTTAGTCTTAGAACTAATGATACTCTCAATCAAATCCTTGACGTTGATAAACTTGAGGCTAGTCTCAGCCCACACTTGCATCTTCTCTGCTTGATGAAAGAAGTCAGTACGAGCACGATTTAGTTCATAGATAAAGCTATCCATAGTAAAGTTAGATGTGTTCTTCTTACGCACCTTGTCGTGATCACCTGTAATCATGCCGTTAGTACAGAAGAAATCTATAGCACCAAAGAATACTTGGTTACTACATGATCCATCAATACCATGTAAGCTAATGATCCTGTTACCAATCTCAGTCTCAGCTTTGTCAGTTGTAATTTTAGTCTTGATGTTAGGTAGTGTCACGTCAAGCATAGCCCATGCACCATTACGTGCTGTTCTAAACTGATTGACTGCACCATCTAATGCATCAACACCTAGCTCTTGTGTGGCAGTATCCATTACCCCACGAAAGAAGTCACCATGTGCAGCACACTGGAATGTGTTGCCCACAATGCCAAGGTATTCACCTGTATCTTCATTGATAACGTACTTCTTATCATGCATTTTAGTTGCTTCGAATGCTACTTTAAAGTCTAGGTGATCAGGTATATAAGTCATATTATTCTCCATATGTTTAAGTGTGTGGCAACTGTGCCATGTTTGTATAGTATTGTCAATGTTTATTAAAGTAAAGTTGATATGTATCTAACAACGAATGAGAATGCGAAGGCTACACCAAGGAAAGCAAACGCCGTGAATGCTATAACAAGTATAGTCATTATGGTTGCGTCACGTTTTTCTTTACGTGCTTGTACTGTTACAGGTTTACTTCTGTAGTATGGTTTATATTGTTTCATTATTATATCTCCTTTGTATATTTATGTGTACTCAAACACTACTTCTTTAATTATAAATAGATGTCCATCGGCTCTTGTAATATCTTCCGCATTAAACAATCTATCATCTGGGTCTTCATCAAGAGGGTGTGCTATATATACTGCGTAACCTTCTTTGTAAGCCTGTAAAGCCTTGGACATAGTATATGTCTGTATCTCACCGCTTCCTTCATCATCATAGATAAACTTACCCTCATCATTTAGTGCAGGTATCTTAGTTCTTTGTTGCTTATCCATTATAAAACTCCTTTACATTCAGTTGTATTTCACCCTCAATTGTATCATCTACAATCTCTATATCTATACGCTCTCCTGTATCTTGATCATATATACAAACAAGCTCGTCTGAAGCATGATACTGTGATGCTTGAAACAGCCCATGCTGTAGTTCTTTAAGTGTCATATTATATTCCTTTCCAGTTCATTATCTATATACACCCATGCCATATCATATGCATAGTCCCAATGTTTTTCATATCCTGTATGTATATCATCATCAGCGATACACTTTGCCCAATGATCTAAACTAGGCTCGTGATTTATTGGTAGCTCTAACTGCATATTATATTTCCTCCTCAAATGTACCTTCAAACATAAAGTTCAAATCACTCGTATCTATTATCTGTTGTAACTTATACATTAACTCTTGATGCAAAGTGTCGGGGTCAGTTTCTTTAGGTGCTTTTACACTTATTATATTATCCAAAGTAAAATCAAAACTTATATTCATATTATAATCCTTTCAGTATGTGTGCTATCACGTCTACAGTCCACCCATTACCGAGCATCTTGTAACGCTGTGTGTTTGATACACCTTCAGTGTACCCATCTGGCACTGTTTGAAGACGTTCACATTCTAAACACGTTAGCTTACGCCAAGACATGTTCTCAATCAAGATACTGTCCTTAGTTACTGTGGTCAAACAATTAGTCTTATCATCTTCTCTGACCTCAATCATCTGCTTGATTGGTATAGATGTGTCATAGTCTTTACGAGTACCATTCTCATCTAGTCTTCTACCAACCATGCGTCCACCCTTCACCAATACTTTAGGCTCTAAGTTACCACCACTTGAGGCACACAGACTAGGTGCTTTACCTTCGGCTGCATATACCCTTCGTACATATCCGTGACCCTTTAGATCAGCGTCACCAACATGGCACATCTGATCATCGCTGAATACTAACTGTCTGCGATGCTTCTCGAAGTATGACTTGAGATTACCACCTTTGAAGTAGTTAGCATCAAGACAATGTGACTTAGTTCTGTCAGTCAAACCATCCTCAAGTATATCTTTCAAGACTATACCACGATCTTCTGGCTGTTCTATACCTTCGATGTTAGTCCAATAGAAACGTTTCCTATTCTGTGCAGACACTAACGCACTGTTGATTAGATACTTGTTTACATTAGGCAATGCTTGCTCAGTATGGTACGTGATGTACTCCTCAAAAGCATTAGACATTCTAACGTTCTCCATTATGTACTTAGCATTAGGGTTATGCTCAAGCACATGTTGCATGATGTCTAGCACTACCCAAAACAATTGACCTCGTGGATCACGATCACCTTGCTGTTGACCTGCAACTGACCATGCCTGACATGGGAAACCTGCTGTGACTAGATCGACTTGTGACCAATCAATATCCCATGATCTCCACTCAGTCATATCACCTACTTGTATAGTGTTAGGGTAGTTCTTCTGCGTAATACTGATAGCATACTTGTCTATCTCACTAGCTATATACGTATCAGCATGTAAGCCTATCCGATCACCTGCCATCTGACCACCTGATATGCCATCACATAGGGATAGTTGTATTCTAATCTTCATTGTTATATTCCTCATATTGTTAGTCCGACATCGGACTTATTGAAACGATGGTGGAGTTTCACTTATGTATCCCCACGAAGAGTATATCTCATGTACCCTCTCACTACAATCAACGAACTCAACTTCTGAGTCTGGTTCGCTACGCTTCATCATAAGAATAGCAAACTCTGAAGCACTACGCCAATCACTGACAGAAGGATACGTATCATCTAACTTAACGATAGTATTCTTACTGTCAATGGCTAACGTGACTTCATACGCCATAACTGGCATAGGTTACTCGTCCTCAGTCTTGAACGCAAACTTCAATGCATACATAGCAGATTCAATCTTACCTATGTCGGACATGTATAGATCATGAGCTTCTGTAACCATAAAATATGTGTTACTCAAAACATCTTGAGCTTCTTTGATAGCTTTGCTTTGCTCCTCAGACATAGACTTCAATAACTTTTTAGTTACTTTATACCTAGCCATACGTTCAGCTTTCCACTGAGCTTGTGTTTTATTTGACATTGTTATTACGCCTCCAATTGTTGTTTGATGTCTGCCAACCAAGTGACAAGCATTTTTTGTTGTGTCTTCAATGTAGCACGCTTAGTCGTATACTTGCTACCTATTAAACCTACAGATTGTAATACTTGTACCCTATATACAATACGATTAGGGTATTCATTCAAGTCAGATGCAATCTGTTTTATAGTAGACACTCTCCAGTTTTGTAGAATGTAATCATCAACAGATGCATAGTTGTAGGTATGAATACCTGCTCTTGACATGTGTGCTGTGTGCTTCACATATAGTTCTGGGTTAGTGTTCTTCACTAGTGGTTTTGAAATAATAGTAGTCATGTTATGTTAGCTCCTTATGCTATACGTTTTTGTTTGTAATCTGTTATGCCTCTTTGCATATTAGTTTTAATCTTACGTGCTGTTGAACGCTCACGCTTCCAATCATCACGCTTAGGCTTCTTCTTAGTAGTTAGTCCGACATCGGACTTAGTGAACTTAATAAAGTTCTTCATAGTATACTGCATTCATATGTTACCTCCCGTATGTTATACATTCTACATGAAATTTTGATACGACATTGCCTGTAGTAAGCTTACGATTAGCTTTGTTACCTGCAACATACTCGCACCATGTGTTCCACCAATACTTTGAACCCTCACGTTGAGTAAGTACTATGTACTCTTCAACCTTTCGACGTGCAGTCTCTGGCTTCATAGCCTTTGGTGGTGTCTTAACCAAGTTAGGATTGATACCTAGTCGCTTGACATTGTGTCCATCAATACAAGCTACATTGAAACCTAGGCATTGAGCAAGGAAAGATGCCTTGACCATACCCAAGTTAGGTACTTGCATAAATAACTCAACAACATCAGCACAAGCCTCAACACTGTTGTAACCTTTTGCATCTGCAATCTTGTACATTTCACTACGTAGGTAGTCACCATGCTTGATAAGGTACTTGTAACCTTCATCTTTTTTGCCCCATAAACAATTTGCTTTCACACCATCTATGCTTACTTTTTCCATGCTACCTTTTACTGTGGATAAACCTGCTTGTATCGTTAGCAATACAAACAAGCCAGTGTTTACAAATGCATCTGTACCGCCCCAACGGACAAATGATTTAATTTCTCTTACATCACGATTATACATACTCAATTTCCTTTTGTGTTGTTGGTTGATGCTTAACAACAAATCAGATAAGCAACCTGTTGTCAAGCGTTATTTTACTACGTAGTAGTAGTGTTATGGTTTGTAGGTTTTCCAACCTGAGTCACTCACAAACTCTACTACATTATTTTTGTTGTCATACACTACATCGACAACAGGTAAAGCACACTTACGCTGTAGCTCAATACGTGAACGCAGCCGAGCTATGCGATCCTCACGACTAAGCTTAGGTAAGGTGTGTAACTTACTTTTGTGCAATTTAAATTTCATTCTACACAATACCTCGATACTGTTGCATGCAATTGCATGTCAATCCTGTTACCATAAAACCTGACCCAAGTGCGGTCAACACTAGCGTCAACTAGTTCCATAGCATTACTTTCATCTGTTTTTAAGTCTTCGACTTCCCACATAGCTTGCTTGATAGCTTTCTTCATACTTGAAAACATACCAACCAATCCATCTGCAGGTGTATCTACTTTGTAAACATACTTCATTTTATTAACCTTTCACAATATTAAGTCCGACATCGGACTACACTTCCAATATCTGTTTCAAGTACGAGAGTGCATTGTCGTGTATCTCCCACGTGTACCCAAGCTCCTCAATCAATTTGAGTGTGGCAAAGGTAAGCGTAGTAGTACCTGCAATGTGAGCAAACCGCTTGGCATTCTCACATATGGGGTATATCTTTTGCCTACCATATACATCACGTACTTCAATCTTAATAACTTTAAACATGTTATCAGCATCCTTATGATCACTTAGCATTATACAATATCCTTTCAAGATATAAGTCCGACATCGGACTAGTTAAACATTTCGTCCCATTCTGTGGGTGTGATACCTGTAGCAATGAACTCACGTTCTTGTGCAGATATGTTAGGCATAGCATTTTGGATAAGCTCACCTTGCCAATACCACGCATCAATCTGCGTTGGTGTTACATCAATATCCATTTCACTTACAGTGCCAGATACCATTGATTTACGTTTAATTATCATTGTATTGACCTTCCATTATTAAGTCCGACATCGGACTAGTTGATATTTAAAAACAAAGCACCGCCTAGGATAAATCCCATCATAGCACCTATGACTATGTTCTTACATGCCTCACGTAGCTGTTTTTGACGTTTACGTTGCCTAGATGTTCTGTATGCCATTGTGTGTGATTCCTTTCACATTATGAAGTCCGACATCGGACTAGTTAACTTATAAAGTTACACTAAGCTAGGGAGTGAGCCTAATGTAACCTATAAGTAAACTTATATTATGCTACCTTTTTTTCATCTGCTAGTTCTTCTTCAGTAAGCATTTCTGCTTCCATCATAAGCATCTCTGCAATGACCATGATGTCTACATCACTAGCCTTACATATGGCAAGCAACTCTTTAAAGATTGTCTCTTTAGTTGCAGGTTTAGCTTCGCTAGTTTTAGGTGATGCATCAGCCTCTGGCTTGCTTGAAGCCTCTGGCTTGTCTATTGATGCTGTATCATCCTTAGATGATGGTTGCTTGTTAGCTTTAGCAATAGCTTTCTGCAGAGCAGATAATGATGTGAAACCCTTTTTGCTTTTAGCAATGAACTCACGAGCCTCAACTTCGTTGTTAACGAACCACATAGCTTCACTACGTCTTCTCTTGTCAACTACGTTGATGCCACAATCAGCAAGTCTTGTAGACTTAATACGACCTTCACATTCCACTGAAAGTGCAACCATAAGCTTGCCTAGTTGCATGTCAAACCCGTCAGCTTGAGTATGCTGAGTGAAGCGTGCTTTGTCACCTTTGGTGATAGCTTTCCATTGTCTAGCAATGTCAGCACCTTGTAGCTCAAGTGTAGCAAGTACTGCTGTGTTTGTGTCGGTGTTAGCTGTGTTTGTATTTGTCATAAGAATTTTCCTTTTTGAGTTTGGCAATTTCGCCGTTTCGATGCAATCAGTTAGATCAGATAAATCCGATGGTGTCAACACCTATTTTACTACGTAGTAGTATATGGAGCAAATTAAGTCCGATGACGGACTACAAATGGTAAAAACGAATCACTTTTGGGTAGGGAAACGAATCAGCTCTCAGTGCGCGTGCGTGCGTATGTGATGCATGTGATGTGACCATCACGTTAAGGGGGTGGTGTATATGTGCATCAACTGTGCAACACACGTCACTTGCTCGTAGCATGCCTATGTTTGCACCATATGTGAAGGCAACTGATTGTATAACAGTTGTCGTATCACTGTAAGTGATTGTATTTGTGGAATATTCCTCGTGTGTGGTGTATGTGCCTACGCATAATGCTCTCACCTAGCGTGTACATGTGCCTATGGGCGCACGCAAACGACCCCAAGCTAGGGTGGGCAGGGGGCATACGGGGGGTGTACGTTAGTATGCATGTACAATTACACAGATCAGAAATATGAGAGTGTTAACCACTATACAGATATGGTGTTATATATACGTGCAGGGTATATTTGTGATCACAAAATATGGTCACTATATGTTACAGTATGTTACAATATTATCACAGTTTGTTACCAATGTACGATTAGGGGTTGACATGGGGTACAGAGTGTGTAAAACTATGTATATAGTATATTGGGGTAGGGTCACTATAAGTGATACACGTACAGTATACATGTACTATGATATATACTTATAATTATATTATACTATAACTATATAAACATATAAGTATACATGTACAGTGATAGACAATAGCAATAAGGTATATGTACGTACATAGAAATCGCCTTCTTAGGCGAGGACTTTGTGCAATTAAGTATTGACAATGGCAAAGAAATCAGTAAAACTATATACAGACGATGTTCTTAAACAATTTTACAATCATTTACTTGATGGTAATTTAAAGAACTTACATATTCCCCATAGTGATGTATTCTACGTAAGGACTGCAGTGGAAGCCCACTATGGTCGTAAGTTTACTTTAGAACATGTAGAATGGGCTATGAAAAAAGAAGGTTGGACAGATGGCAATACCTGAGCGAGTCAAGAATAAAATGAAAGAGGAAGGACTCAAGGGTGTAAACAAACCTAAGAGGACACCTAGTCACCCTAAGAAGTCTCACTGTGTGATGGCTAAAGAGGGAGACACGTATAAGTTTATTCGCTTCGGACAACAGGGTGTAAGTGGTGCAGGTAAGAATCCTAAGACTGCTAAAGATAAAGCTCGTAAGAAGAGTTACTATGCTAGACATAATGCTCAAGGTAAACCGACTAGTAAGCTAAGTGCTAAGTACTGGTCACACAAAGTTAAGTGGTAATAGGAATAATATAATGAAGACACCTAAGTTTAAAACATGTAAGACTTGTACTACACCTGCTAACTGTTCTGCCACAGGTAGATGTCAAGATGCAGGTAAGTAATGGTTGATCGTAACTACACTACAGATACAGAAGCTATAATTGTTACTGCTACATCAGGCGGTGCTAATGCTAATTTAATTTACACATGTCCACCTAACCATGATGCGACTGTAGATTTTTTACATGTATCTAATGGTGGTAGTTCTACAGGTCACGTAACAATACAATGGTATCACGCAGATACAAATACGTATCATCACTTGTTAAATGATAAGTCTGTTGCAGGTAAAGATGTGTATAATGTTATAGGTGCTGATAGAATACACCTACATGCAGGTGATAAGATATTAGCTTTTGACGGTGCTAACCTAGAAGTGTTTATATCTGTGCGTCAATTCTATAACCCGGCACGTTAGTGCATAACGGGGTTGCATTATTATATGTAGTATGATATAACTAAGTATGGTATAACTATCTCTGTAAGGTAATATAGCCTTACATAAACATAATGGAGATAGATAACATGTTTAAAAAACTATTCAAGCGTATTGAGAGAAGCAGACAAGCAAGTGCCGACTTATGGTTACTTAATAACATGTCTGATAAAGATTTAAGAGATATAGGTATTACTCGTGGCGAAATCGAAAGCAAAGTCAAAGGTAAATGAGGCAGGAAATTATACTAAGCCTACTATGCGGAAGCGTTTGTTTGAACGTATTAAACGGGGAACTAAGGGGGGCAAGGCCAATCAATGGTCCGCACGTAAAGCACAGATGCTCGCTAAAGCCTATAAAGCTGCAGGTGGGGGCTATAAGTAATGGCCCTTTCCAAATCACAAAAGAGTCTTAATAAATGGACTCGTCAAAAATGGGGAACTAAAAGTGGAAAACCTTCGACTCAAGGTACTAAAGCTACAGGAGAACGTTATCTACCTGCTACGGCTCTTAAAGCGATGTCTAGTTCGCAGTATGCAGCTAGTACTGCAAAAAAGCGTAAAGATACTAAAGCTGGTAAACAGTTTTCTAAACAGCCTAAAGGCGCTGCTAAAACTTCTAAAAGATATAGGAAAGTCTAAGAATGACTAGCTTTGAAGATGCAGACATTAATGGCAGTGGTTCTATTGACAAGAGTGAATGGGATGCTTTAGCATTAGAAGATCGTAGACGTAAGCTCGATGATGAAGATGCTCAGAGAGATGCACAAAGACGTATGGCATGGTTCTGTCTAATTGGTATGCTTGCATATCCATTCCTAGTATTACTATGTACTATTGTAGGTGCGGATCAAGCCGCTGACATTATTGGTTCTATGGCCTCTATATATTTCTTATCAGTAGCTGGTATCGTTGGTGTATTCTTCGGAGTAACTAACATGAGCAAGAAAGAAGTTAAAGGGAATAACGGATAATGTTAGGACTAAACTTAATAGGTCAAGTTGCTAATCTTGCTGGTACTATGATTGAAGGCAAGACTGCTGTAAAGAAAGCAGAAGCTGAAACAAAGATGAAGATAGCCACAGGTGAAATAGACTGGGACATCGAAGCAATGAAAGCTACGCAGAATAGCTGGAAAGATGAGTGGATTACTCTTCTATTCTCTATACCATTAATCCTAGCCTTTTGTGGGCAATGGGGAAATGATATAGTACATGCAGGGTTTGAAGCCTTGGAAATCATGCCTGATTGGTATCAGTACTCGTTAGGTGGAATCGTGAGTGCCAGCATTGGTATGCGTGGCGTAAGTAAATACTTTGGAAAGAAATAAGATTATGAACAGCAAACCTACAAAAGACCCTAAGTGGTTAATAGAAATGAAAAAAGAAGCAGACAAATTAAACATACCTCTTAGAGAGCTTCTAACACAGAACACCAAGAAAAAAGCACCAGCTAAGAAACCAGCGGCTGGTAAAAAGAAAACAGTTATGGCGGCTAAAGGTGGCTACATGGCTAAGAAAAAGAAAAAGTAACCATGCAAAGTAACTTTAAAGAGTGCTTAGAAATGTTACTGGAACACGAGGGTGGTTACGTAAATCACCCTAGTGATCCCGGTGGCATGACTAATCTTGGTGTAACTAAACGTGTCTATGATGAATGGATTGGTCGTGAGTCTACTGAAGAAGAGATGCGTGACTTAACACCTGATGATGTAGCTCCTATATATAGGAAAAACTATTGGGATAGAGTTAAAGGTGATCAACTACCTTCTGGGGTAGATTGGTGTGCATTCGATTGGGCTGTTAATAGTGGTAGTGGTAGACCTGCTAAAGCTATACAACGTGCAGTAGGTGCTACAGCAGATGGTGCTATTGGTCCTAATACACTACAACTTATTATGGATAAAGACCCTAAGTATATTATCGAATATGTATATACTGTACGCCAAGACTTCTATAAGAGTCTAAAAACATTTGAGACATTTGGACGTGGTTGGACTAGGCGAAATAAAGAAACGCTTGAACAAGCATTGCACATGGTGGAATAATAATATGGCACGTGAGTTAACAGATAGACAGAAGAAGTTCTTAGCAGTCCTTATGGATGAAGCTGGTGGAGACATTACCAGTGCTAAGATCATTGCAGGTTATTCAGCTAATACTTCTAACACAGAAATAACGAATAGCTTGAAAGAAGAAATCATTGATGTTACTCACAGCTACTTAGCACGTAATGTGCCTAAAGCGGCAATGGCTATGGTAGGCGCATTGTATGATCCTACTGAGTTAGGTATACGTGATAAAATGACAGCCGCTAAAGAACTACTCGATCGTACTGGTTTAGTTAAAACTGAGAAGATGCAAGTAGAGGCTAAGGGTGGTGTCATGTTGATGCCAGCTAAACAAACACAGGAAGATAATGACTAAACCGTTAGGTAAATGGAAACTACCACAACCAACAGACCTTAAAGAAAACAGTAGATGGGTAGCAATCCCACGTGTAGCAAGAACGATTCCCTTTGGTTATGAATTAGACCCAAAAGATAAAGGAATACTCTTGCCAATCAGTGCAGAACTTGATATGCTTGAGCAAGCACAGAAATACTTGAAACAGTATTCGTATCGAGAAGTTGCTAACTGGTTGACTAGAAATACTGGTAGAACTATTTCTCATGTAGGTTTAAAGAAACGGTTAGATAATGAGCGACAAAGAAAAAACAAAGCTGGAAGCCTTCGCAGATGGGCAGACTATGCGAAAAAGGCAATTGCCAAAGCGGAAGAAATCGAGCGCACAAGACTCGGTGCAAAAGAAAAAGAAGACACAGAAGAGCAAACCAGAGCCGCCTAAAGTTTTAGTTGATCATGACTTATCTAAAGTTGAAGAACAGCATAACATAATATTTAAACCTAATGCTGGGCCACAGACTGACTTCCTTGCCGCAGGTGAACGTGAAGTATTATATGGTGGCTCGGCTGGTGGTGGCAAATCATATGCTATGTTAGCTGATCCTTTACGTTTCATGGGACACTCAGCATTCTCAGGATTGTTACTTAGACACACTACAGAAGAATTAAGAGAACTTATATTTAAGTCTCAAGAAATGTATCCTAAAATATGGCCGGGTATTAAATGGTCAGAACGTAAGATGCAATGGACAGCACCATCAGGTGCAAGACTGTGGATGTCATACCTAGATAAAGAGGATGATGTATTAAGATACCAAGGTTTAGCATTTAGTTGGATAGGCTTTGACGAACTTACACAGTGGCCTACACCGTTTGCATGGAACTACATGCGCTCACGTTTACGTTCTACTGCACATGATTTACCTGTGTATATGAGAGCTACAACCAACCCCGGTGGCAGAGGCCATCATTGGGTTAAGAAGATGTTCATTGATCCAGCAGCTCACAATAAAGCATTTGATGCTACTGACATTGAAACAACTGAAGTACTAAGATACCCTGCAGGTCATGAGAAAGCTGGTAAGGCACTATTCAAACGTAAGTTTATACCTGCTAGATTATCAGATAATCCATACTTAGCCGCACAAGGTGACTACGAAGCCATGCTTCTATCACTACCTGAGCAACAACGAAGACAATTACTAGAAGGTGATTGGGATATTAAAGAAGGTGCAGCGTTCACTGAGTTCGATAGAACTAAACATGTGATAGAACCTTTTGAGATACCAAGTAACTGGGTTAAGTTTAGAGCGTGTGACTACGGTTATGGTAGTAAATCTGGTGTAGTATGGTTTGCAGTATCTCCAAGTGAACAACTTATAGTATACCGTGAGTTATACGTAAGTAAAGTATTAGCGGCAGATTTAGCTGATCAAGTACTTGACTTAGAAGCTGGAGATGGTAACATTAAGTATGGGGTACTTGATAGTTCATTATGGCACAAGCGTGGTGACACAGGGCCATCCCTAGCAGAACAAATGGTTCAAAGAGGTTGCAGATGGCGACCATCAGATAGATCAAAAGGTTCACGTGTAGCAGGTAAGAATGAGATACACAGGCGGTTACAAGTAGACGAGTATACTGAAGAACCAAGACTAGTATTCTTTAACACATGTACTAACATGGTAGCTCAATTACCTGCGTTACCAATAGACAAAAGAAACCCAGAAGATATAGATACTACCTCTGAAGACCACTTGTATGATGCATTACGCTATGGTATCATGTCACGACCACGATTTAGTATATTTGATTATGATCCACATGGACGACCTTCAAGTGGTATGAATGTAGCAGACTCCACGTTTGGATATTAAGGACAAATAAATGGCAGAAGAAAACGAAGGCTTTATCGAAGATGATGCAATTATCCTAGCAGATAGTGATGATTCAACGGTTGACGATGCAGATACAGCAAAGATAATTCCATTTATTATGGAGAAATACAATCGTGCTGACGACTATAGACAGCAAGATGAAGAGCGTTGGTTACAAGCTTATCGTAACTATCGTGGTATATATAGTTCTGATGTACAGTTTACTGAAGCTGAGAAGTCAAGGGTATTTATAAAAGTAACTAAAACTAAGACACTTGCCGCCTATGGTCAGATAGTAGATGTATTATTTGCAGGTCAGAAGTTTCCATTAACAGTTGATCCTACAGAACTACCAGAAGGTGTAGTATCAGACGTACACTTTGATCCTAAAGAACCTGAGCAGTTACGTGAATCAGAACTGGGTAATGAAGTTAATCCTTATGGCTTTGCTGGTGATGGTAAAGATTTACCTGCAGGTTCTACTGCTAAAACACTACTAGATAGTATAGGACCACTTAAAGATAAACTAAGTGAGATTGATAATGTACGTGAAGGTGTAGGTAAAACTCCTACATCTGTTACGTTTAGCCCTGCTATGATAGCGGCTAAGATGATGCAGAAGAAGATACATGATCAGTTAGAAGAGTCTAGTGCTAGTAAACATTTACGTAGTACAGCTTTTGAGATGGCACTGTTTGGTACTGGTGTCATGAAAGGTCCTTTTGCAGTAGATAAAGAATATCCTAATTGGGATGATGAAGGTGAGTATTCACCTATTATGAAAACTATACCTCAAGTATCACATGTATCTGTGTGGAACTTCTATCCTGATCCTGACGCTACTAACATGGATGAGGCACAGTTTGTTATAGAACGACACAAGATGTCAAGAACACAGTTACGTTCATTGAAACGTAGACCACACTTCCGTTCATCTGTTATTGATGAAGCTATCTCATTAGGTGAGAACTATAGTAAAGAATCATGGGAAGATGATTTATCTGATTATGCACCTGAGCATGGCATTGAACGTTTTGAAGTCCTAGAGTATTGGGGCATGGTAGATGTTGAAATGTTGATTGAGCAAGGCGTAGATATACCTGATGAGCTATCTAATGTAGATGAGTTACAAGCTAATGTTTGGATTTGTAATGGTAAATTACTACGTATGGTTATGAATCCGTTCAAACCTGCACGTATACCTTACATGGCTGTTCCGTATGAGCTTAATCCTTACAGCTTCTTTGGTGTAGGTATTGCAGAGAATATGGATGATACTCAAACACTAATGAATGGTTTTATGCGTATGGCTGTAGATAATGCTGTACTATCAGGAAACTTGTTGATAGAGGTAGACGAAACTAACTTAGTGCCGGGACAGGATATGTCCGTGTATCCCGGTAAAGTCTTTCGTCGCCAAGGTGGTGCGCCCGGACAAAGCATTTTTGGAACTAAGTTTCCTAATGTTGCACAAGAGAACCTACAACTCTTTGATAAGGCACGTGTCCTTGCAGATGAGTCAACAGGTTTTCCATCTTTTGCACATGGTCAAACAGGTGTGTCAGGTGTTGGTCGTACTGCTTCTGGTATTAGTATGCTTATGGGCGCAGCTCAAGGCGGTATTAAGAATGTTATTAAGAACATTGATGATTACCTATTACGTCCATTGGGTGAGAACTTATTTAGATTTAATATGCAGTTTGATTATGATCCTAAGATCAAAGGTGACTTAGAAGTCAAGGCTCGTGGTACTGAAAGTTTAATGGCTAATGAAGTACGTAGCCAAAGATTAATGCAGTTTATGCAAATTTCTTCTAGCCCAGCCCTTGCACCTTTTGCTAAATTTCAGTATATTATACGAGAGATTGCAAAGTCTCTTGAGTTAGACCCAGATAAGGTTACTAACAATATGGATGAGGCGGCTATTCAAGCTGAACTCATGAAAGGTTTCCAACAACCACAACAGCCAACAGATCAGCAGGGTGCACCAGCAGGTGCTAATCCAGCAGACCCTACAGGTGCAGGTGGTGGAAACATAGGTACAGGACAAGCACCTCTACCACAAGAACAAGGATTTAGCGGAAATGCAGAAGGACAAGGAGCACCTGAGCAACCTCAAGGCGATGGTCAGCAACCACCAGCAATGGGAACAGTTCAATAGTTACATAGATTCTCTAATTGCTCAACAGCACAGAACTATGGAACAAGCTGATAATGATAAGATCATATACCGAGCACAAGGTGCGATCTTTCAATTACGTAGAATAAAGTTATTACGTGACGAAGTATTAAAACATAAATAAGGAAACATCCCATGATGGAAAAACAAATGGAACTATTCGCACGTGGTGGCCTCAACGATGAGGGTGGTATGATTGACGAAGAATCTGGTAACAAAGTTCCTGTAGGTGGAACTCGTGAAGGTGTTCGTGATGATATTGAAGCTAACGTAAGCGAAGGTGAGTTTATCTTTCCAGAAGATGTTACACGTTATATTGGTTTAGATAAACTTATGCAGTTACGGCAAGAAGCTAAGATGGGTTTAAAAAGAATGGAAGCTATGGGTCAGATGGGTAATAGCGATGAAGCTACTATGGATGATGATCTACCTTTTGGTATGGATGATTTAATTATTGTTGCAGGTGATTCTGGCAATGATGGTGAACTCAACATGGCTGTTGGTGGTTTGACTACAGGTACTACAAATGTTACACGTACTCCTGATCCTGTTGCAACTGTAGCAAATAATCCTGTTCTTCCAGCAACTACAACTGGGGTGCGTAGGCTTACACCAGAAATTACACAACCTGTACGTACTACAGTAGACTTTAAAAAGTTTATGGGTGAAGCATCTATTGAATATAAAGAGTATAGAAATGCAAATGGTCAAAATATATTAATACCATTCTTAGATGGCAAAGCTATGTTCTCAATACCAGAAGGGTATAGTCTATATACAGGAGATGGTTCTATAGGTACTGGTACTACTCCCGTGGATGATATAGTAGCTGATGCTAATATAGCTACACAAGAAGTTCGTACAAGTCGTGGTGATCGTAACGATGTATCACAACCACAACCTAAAGCCATTGATTATGATAATATTAGTAATGAAGAGTTATTAAAGTTAGCGCAAGATCAAACAGGCACTAAAGGCACTATAGCAAAAATAGCAATGGCTTTCATGGGACCTTTAGCTATCTTTGGTTATGCCGCTATGTCACACCAAAGTAAAAAAATACTACAGACAATTAATAGTAGAATAGCTTCGGGTGCTATTGACAGCAGTTTAAAAGATCAGTACAATGAAGTAATAGGACTTCTTGAAGAAGGTTCTGGTGGTTTAATCGGTGGTGCTATAGACTTTGTTGGCAATCTTTTAGGTAAAAAACCAGAAGAAGTTGAAGAAGCTAAAGTAAAAACAACACAAATAGAAACAGACGTACAAAACGATACGGGTGATTTACTAAATAATATACTTGGTCAAACACCTTCTGTTAACAGAACCGCAGGTGCTGCATCAGATTATGGTGAGTCTTATGTTCCAACAGATCAGTTAGCTGTATCACAAAGAGAAACACCCGATCCTTATTCTTTAGCAAGTAGTGAAAAAGATAGGTTCTTACCAGCACCACAAACAGCAGATGATGGATACACAAGTTTACCTATAGCTGGTGCAGATGGTCCTACACCTTATGAGTTATCTTTAGAAAACCAATCTCCTGCAGCACAAGAAGCAAGAGCAAGTTCCTATGATTACACAGGAATGCAACGCCCTGCTACTGGCCCTGATCCAATGATACAACCATATGTAACTCCTTCAGTGCAACGTGCCGATCCATTAATTAATACCCCTACAATAGATTATACAACACCTTCTGGTACACTACCTTTTATGCAATCTGTAGTAAATCAAAGAAATACTGCTCTTAATCAAAGAAATACTGCGCTCAATACTTTACCAGATCCTACAATTGGAAAAACTGACGACTATCAAAAGTTTTCTTTCACGCCAGATGAATCTGGTATATATCGTGCTGTAGGAAGTTTTCCAGAATATAAAAATGCTGGCGATCCCGCTTTAGGTTTAGGACTGCCTCCAACTGTAGCAGAACAAACTGCTAGTGCATTTCCTAAGTATACACCACCTAGCGTTTCTGGTGTAGCATCCTATAAACCTGATGCAACGCAAACACCTCAGTCTGGATTTGGTGTAACTCCACCTACATTTGCACAAACAGCAGATGATGGATATAGTCCAGTACAAGGACAGGATCAGTATACTTTAGCAAGCAAAGAAGGTGATCGTTTTACTAAACCTGCAGGTACAGATACTGAAACTGCGCCATTAGATATTACAGAAACTGCTAATTTAGATATTACAAAAACAGAACCAGAAAAAGTAGTAAAAGCAGATTTAGGTACTAAGGTTATAAAACCTAAAGTAAAATATAAAACTGGACAGTCTAATCAAGCAACCGCATGGGAAAACTTACCTGACACAAACTTAGATCAAGCGTATGGATTAAGTCAACAGTTTAAGAATATGGGTGGTACTACAGTAGACAATTATGCAGTAGGAGCTATTTCTGATGGTACTACTACAGGTATACTTGCCGATGATCAGGGTTATGCTATTAGAGCAAAGAATGGCAGAAATGTATTTGTGGACGAACAAGGCGAATATCATAGAGCCACAATAGGTGAACTAATAAAGAATGGTCCTAAATTTAAACAGCGTAACGTAGGTGACTATGACAAGAATAAAATTAGTATTGCTAGTACTGACAGAGTTTCTACAGTTACTGCGGCTAGAAAAAATGAACTATCACCAGCCTCTAAAGCTAAGATAGGTACAGATGCTAGTGGTGGCGATCCTAATATGAAAGGTGCTGTATGGTATAACCAACCGGGTACTAACGTATTAACTCGTAGATTCCCAACAGCAGCTGAGAGGAAAAAGATAAAAGACGATCAAGCCAAACAAGCTAGAATAGAAAAAACTAGAAAGGCTGTTGCTGATAAAAAAGCCGCTGATGATAGGATTAGAGCAGAGTCTATTAGAAGAGCTAATGAAGCTTATGCTCAACAACAAGCGGCAAAGGTGGCACAGTCAAGTAGTAGCAGTAGTAGAGATAGACGAAAGAAACAACAACAACAAGCACAAGCATCTGCTACAAGATACACAAAATCAGCAATATCAAGAAATGCTGGTTCAGATGGTAAGGTAACTAAAGACACATATAGAGGTGGTGGATTTTAATGGATTTTGAAGAATATAAAATTGAAGTATCGAGTAGATTTGATGCACTGCAAGATGAAGAACGAGATCAAGTAATAGAGTTTTTAAGAAGTCCTGTAGGAGATATTATGATAAGTGTGTTAGGAACAGAACTGTTGGACTTAGGTACACCAGACGTTATTGAACCTACTGCACCTGTAAGACGTGGATTAGCAGCACCAATTATTTAACCTCTGCTAAATTTGAACTGGCTACCCATCCCCCTACCAACACTAGGCTACGGCGGCCCCAGTATGAAAGACTGAAACATGAATGATAAAATAATGGCAGAAGAAGTAAAGCCAGAAACTAAAGTTGCATTTGCAAATCGTAAGTACTCTAATGAAGACAAGCGTAAGATGGAAGAGGAAGAACTCGAACAACTTATAGCTGAACAAAAAGGTGAAACAACAGAAGCTACTGAAGAAGTGGTGGAAGCTGAACCTACTAATGCTGAAGAAAAAAGTTTTAAGAAACGCTACGGTGATCTTAGACGACATATGCAAGACAAAGAAAAAGATTGGGACGACAAGTTTAAAACACTACAACGTCAACTTGAAGACTCAACTAAACAAGAGATTAAGTTACCTAAGTCTGATGGAGACATTGAAGCTTGGGCAGAACAATACCCAGATGTAGCGGCTATAGTAGAGACTATTGCAATTAAGAAGGCAAGAGAACAAGCCGCTGGATTAGAAGAACGTGTAAAAGAAATTGATGAAATGAAAGCTGATGCAACACGCAAGAAAGCTGAAGTAGAATTAATGACTGCACATCCTGACTTTGGTGAAATCAGAGATGATGATGCATTTCATGATTGGGTAGATGAACAACCTAAGTGGGTACAAGACGCATTATATGAGAATGCCGATGACTCACGATCAGCATCACGTGCAATTGATTTGTACAAAGCTGATATGAACATACAAACAAAGAAACCTGCGAGCAACAATAAAGATGCCGCACGTTCAGTAAACAGTCGTAGTAACAATAGTGCACCTGATTCAGAAGATTCTAAGAATGTATATAAAGAATCTCAAGTGAATAAGATGACTGCACAACAGTATGAGAAAGCTTCAGATGCTATCATGGAAGCCATTCGTACTGGTAAGTTTATTTACGATATGTCGGGCAATGCTCGATAAAGCTATTGACATATTATATATTTATGATATAACTATATGTACAATGTAGTAGTGTGACCCCTAAGACACAGGTTACTCACACTACGACTAAACCCACGCAAACAACAATATACTTCTTGACAACCTAATGTCTTATGGCCCATTATAGTGAAGGTAGGCCAACTTTCATGATAATGCACCCTACAAGTACTTAGCCTCTATATAAGTGAATAGTCGTTTGCATCTGTAATCTAATGCTAAAGGAGAATTAATATGGCATTTGGAAAGGCTTCGGGCTACACAAACTTACCGAACGGTAACTTCTCGCCCGTTATTTACAGCAAACAGGTGCAACTTGCATTTCGCAAATCTGCTATCTGTGAAGCTATCACTAACTCTGACTATTTCGGAGAAATCGCTCAAATGGGCGACTCAGTAAAAATCATAAAAGAACCTGAGATTTCAGTAACTGCGTATCTACGTGGTACTACTATATCAACACAGGACCTTTCAGATAACGATTTTTCACTAACAATCGACAAAGCAAACTACTTTGCATTTAAAGTTGATGACATTGAAGAAGCACACTCACATGTAAACTTCTCAAGCCTAGCTTCGGATCGTGCAGCATATCGTTTAGCTGATCAGTATGACCAAGATGTTCTTGGTTACTTATCTGGTTACAAACAGTCTGCATTACATGCAAATGCTGGTGCAGTAAATAATGTAGTAAATGGTACTAAAGCTAACTCAGCAGCTGGTTCAGACGAACTACTTGCAGCGAACAAGCTTATTAAAGGTTCATTTGGTAACATTACAACCACTTCTGCTGGAGATCATGCGATTCCAGTTGCAGCTCGTCTGCCGGGAGCTACTGCATTACCAACAGCTACTGTTTCACCAGCTATGTTGGTGGCACGTATGAGTCGTTTACTAGACGTTCAAAACGTAGACACACAAGGTCGTTGGATCGTAATTGACCCAGTGATGATGGAAGTCTTACGTGATGAAGATTCACGTCTATTAAATGCTGACTTCGGTGGTGATGGCCTAAAGAATGGCCTAGTGTTGAACAACTTCCACGGTTTCCGTGTATACGTTTCAAACAACTTACCATCAGTAGGTACTGGTGCATCTACAACAGGTGCGGCAAACCAGAACACTAACTACGGTGTTATATGTGCTGGTCATGACTCTGCAGTTGCAACTGCGGAACAAATCAACAAAACTGAATCATACCGTGATCCAGACTCATTTGCTGATATTGTTCGTGGCATGCATTTATATGGCCGCAAGATTCTTCGTCCAGAAGCTCTTGTAACAGCTAAATATAATTTAGCATAAATTATCTAAGTAGGGGGGCTGACTTAAAGTTGGCCCCTTTATACACATTTAATCTGAAAGCAACTACTCAATGCCATACACATACTTAGATATAACAAATGAAGTTATTGCACGTTTTAACGAAGTACCTTTGTCTGTTGGTGGTTTTGCTACAGCTAGAGGCTTTCAAATTCAATGTAAGAATGCAGTCAATGATGCTATTGACTATATTAACACTAGTGAGTTTAGTTGGCCTTACAACCATTCTACACAAACAGATACACTAGTTGCTGGTACTACAAGGTATACACCACCTGCAACTTCTAAGCACGTTGACTATGATACATTTCGTTTAGTTAAAGATGATAGCTTAGGTGTTTCTGGAGGAAAACTAGAATTATTAGATTATAAAGATTACTTGAATAGATATATAGATCAAGAAGATAATAGTGGTGTAGGTTCAGTACCTCGTTATGTATTCAGAACACCTGATAATAACTACGGTTTATATCCATATCCAGACAAAGCATATTCATTACGTTATGAATACTATGGATATGGTACTACATTATCTGAAGGTGGTGATGTACCCTTAATACCTGAGCAATATAGGTCTGTTATTGTAGATGGTGCAACTGCATATGGCTACCAATATCGTGGTGAAACACAACAACACCAGTTAAACTTTCAAAGGTTTGAAGCTGGTATTAAAAACATGAGAAGCTTACTTGGCAATAGAACAGACTATATCTATTCAACAGTATTATACTAGGTTAGATAATGGCAGATCAATCAGGAATTAATCCGTTTGTATTTCCATGTAAAGGTGGGCTAGTACTAGACCGTTCTACTTTTACTATGGAAGCTGGGATGGCCTTAGAGTTACAAAACTTTGAAGCTGATATTACTGGTGGCTATAGACGTATAAATGGTTATAATAAATGGAATACTAATGTAGTTCCTCAAACTGCTTCTGCTATTGAGCCAGTATTAATGTCAGCTTACTTTGCAGGTAATGATAAAGTTATAGCGGCAAGAGGCGAGAAGGTATTTGAAGCGGCTAGTGGTAGCGGTGCTTGGTCACAGATAGATACTGGTAGAACTAACGCAAACAAGTACACTTTCTTTAGGTATAACTTTAATAATACACCTCATATTATATGGGCAGATGGTGCTAACCACGCAACAAAGTACGATGGTACTACACTAACAGATATTAGTGGTACTGGCGCACCTACTAACCCTAAGTATGTTACATCGTTTAAGAATACTATGTTCTTTGCAGGTATGTCAGCTACACCACAGGAGATGGTATTTACTGCACCATACACAGACAATGACTTTAGTGTAGCTAATGGTGCTGGTTCTATAAGAGTAGATGATACTATTACAGGTATCTTTCCTTTCCGTGATACACTAATTATCTTCTGTGAAGAACGTATATTTAGACTTGTTGGTAATACGATAGCTGACTTCCAGTTACAACCTGTATCTCGTAACGTTGGATGTATTAATGGTTCAACAATAAAAGAATTTGCTGGTGACATAATCTTCCTAAGTCGTGATGGATTACGTACTGTTGCTGGTACAGAGAAGATTGGTGACGTTGAACTAGGTACTATATCCGCACCTGTACATGAACTATTTTCAGTCTATACAGATGTAGATGAGTTTGAAGCAGTAGTAGTACCAGATAAAACACAGTACCGTATATTCTTTGTAAACAATAGTGCAAGAAACAGAGCTGCAACTAAAGGTGTTATAGCTTACAGAGGTGCAGAAGGTTATACATACAGTGAGCTATTAGGTATACAACCATCTTGTACTGACTCATTGAACGAACAAGGTTCTATCTTTGTGTTACATGGTGGCTTTGATGGCTACGTATATAGACAAGAACAAGGTAGTACTTTTGATGGAGAAACTATTATAGGTCGTTATAGATCACCTGACTTGACTATGGGTGATGCTGGTATACGTAAGAACTTTCAACGTGTTATCATTAACTATGCACCTACAGGTAATGTAAACTCTGATTTGTTTTTAAGGTATGACTACGAAGACCCTAACATACCTAGACCAGCGGCATACCCTTTTGATAGTAGTACAGTTGTAGCTTTATATGGTACATCAGCTTATGGCACTGCTACTTATGGTGGTCAAACTAACCCTCTCGTTAGACAAGCTGTAGAAGGTAGTGGGTTTGCTGTAGCATTAAGGGTTGTTGATAATGGAGTTTCTGAACCTTACTCACTAAAAGGGTTTCAGCTAGAATTTGACGCTTCGGCACGTCGATAGGAGAAAGATTAAATGGCAGGTTATACAAGACAGTCCACATACACCGATGGTGATATTATCAATGCGGCAGATTCTAATGATGAATACAATCAGTTATTAGCTGCGTTTGTAAACACTACTGGTCACAAGCATGATGGTACAGCGGCGGAAGGCCCTGTCATTGGATTGATTGGTGATCCCGGTGTCACTACTCCATTAAACAAAGTTGAGATTAATGACACTAATAATAGAGTAGGTGTTTTTGTTGATGTAGGTTCTAGTTCAGTTGAGCAGTTACGCATTCAAGATGGTGTAATAGTTCCTGTAACTAATAATGACGTTGACTTAGGTACTAGTTCTATTAAGTTTAAAGATGGTTACTTTGCAGGTAACTTAACTGTAGATGGTGATATTACACTAGGTGGAGACATTACTTTAGGTGATGCAGACACGGATAGTATTACACTAGGTGCTGAGGTAGACTCTCATGTGATACCTAATATAGATGGTACATATGACTTAGGTTCAACGACTAAAGAGTGGCGTAACCTTTACCTTGATGGTACAGCTAATATAGATAGCTTAGTAGCTGATACAGCAGACATCAATGGTGGTACTATAGACGGTGCTACTATCGCTACATCAGACATTACAGTAGGCTCAGGTAAAACACTGAATGTATCTGCAGGTACACTAACACTAGCAGATAACCAAATCTCAGGTGATAAAGTTGAAGGTGGCACAATCAATGCTGTCACTGTAAATACTTTAGACTTCGGTACTTTATCTGATGGTACTATAGGTGTAACAGCATTTGCTGATGAAGATGATATGACATCTAACTCAGCTACACTTGTACCTACACAACAGTCAGTTAAAGCTTATGTAGATACACAGATAGCTACTGTACCTATTGGTGACATTACATCTGTAGTTGCAGGTACAGGTCTTACTGGTGGCGGTACAATAAATGATGTTACACTAAACGTTATTGGTGGTACTGGTATAACAGCTAATGCCGATGAAATAACTATTGACTCAACTGTAGCTACACTAACAGGATCACAGACACTAACAAATAAAACACTTACTTCTCCAGCAGTAAATACTGCAACAGTAGTTGGTGGCACAATAAATAATGCAGTCATAGGTGGATCAACACCTGCGGCTATTACAGGTACTACAGTTACTGCATCAACTAACTTTGTAGGTGATATTACTGGTGACGTTACTGGTACTGTATCGTCTTTAAGTAACCATGATACTGCAGACTTAGCTGAAGGTACAAATCTGTACTATACACAAGGTAGGTTCGACTCAGCATTTACTGCTAAAAGTACCACTAACTTATCAGAAGGTACTAATCTATACTACACAAGTGCACGTGCAAATACAGACTTTGACACAAGACTTGCAACTAAAAGTACCACTAACTTATCTGAGGGTACTAACCTTTATTATACTGATGCTAGATTTAACACAGCATTTGGAAATAAAACAACTTCTGACTTGACAGAAAACACTAATCTGTATTATACTGATGCAAGGGCTAATACAGCAATCGATGCAAGAGTAGACCAAACCTTTGTAAATAACTTAAACGTAGACGCTGCAACATTAGGTGGGGATAGTAAAGCTACTCTCTTAGCAACTGCAGAGTCTAATGCTCTTGCTCTTTCAATAGCTCTAGGATAATAAACAATGGCAAATACATTTAAGAACTACACAAGTGCATCGGTAGGTACAGGTGCTACAACTACATATACAGTACCATCAGCAACTACATCAGTGATGATCGGTTGTAACTTAGCAAATACAACAGCATCACAGATTAAAGTCGATGTACAGGCAGCAGGTGTTTACCTCGTTAAGAGTGTACCCATTCCTTCTGGTGCATCTCTCTCAGTCTTGGATGGTAAAGTCATCTTAGAAACAACAGACACTATTGTAGTAACAAGTGACACAGCATCAAGTTGTGATGTAATTGTGAGCGTACTGGAGCAAACCTAATGAGTAAGCAAACAGACTTAATTAACATACCCGATGCTATAACAGTTGATGGCTCAAATAATGTTGGTATTGGCTCATCTCCATCATCTTCTTCTACTGTTAAGATACAGAACACAAATGATACCACTCACAACACATTAGATTTGTTTAATGACAATGGGAACAGAAACTTTACCTTCCAGCAAGACACTACGGGCAATGCTAAATTGATCCTTCAGAAAAATGATGGTACAAATGCGGTAAGGTTAGATGCTAACCTTGGAGGTATTCTCTTTGGCACAGACACCGCCGCCGCTAACGCTTTGGACGATTATGAAGAGGGTACTTGGACAGTCAATATTACTAAAGGTGGTTCTGCTTTACCTGTTAATACTAGGTACGCATATTATACAAGAGTTGGTAACTTAATTTATCTTTCGTTTTATTGGTTTCATAATGGTGGTCTATCTTCTGAGACAAATAATTC